ACAAACAGAAGGGTACGACTCGTTCGAGACGGAACGCGAACTTCTCGATGCGTTTCAAAAGTACCTCATCAAGACGGACCCAGATATCATTACAGGCTGGAACATCTTCGGGTTTGACTTGGAGTTTCTACACGTTCGGGCGGCACTTACGGGCGCGAGTACCGTCTGGGGCCGGGTCAAAGGTGAACCGATCGAAAAGGTCGTCGAAAAGAACCTTTCGAGTTCGGCTCTTGGGAACAATCTACTCAAGATGACGCCCATGAAAGGTCGGTACGTCTTTGACCTGTTTCAGGACGTGAAGCGCGAACACAAGCTCGAGTCCTATTCACTCAACAATGTGTCAAAACACTTTTTGAACGACCAAAAGAACGATATGCCTGTTCGAGAAATCTTTGGGCGGTACGCCGAGGGCGATCCTCAAAAACTTGGGGAGGTTGCAGCCTATTGTATCCAGGATACAGTTTTGCCACACAAACTCATGGACAAATTGTGTCAAATTCAAAACCAAATTGAGATGGCGAAAGCCTGTTGGGTTCCTTTGTCTTTCCTCAGTGAACGAGGCCAGCAAATCAAGGTTTTTAGTCAAATGGCAAAGAAGGCGCGGGAACTCAACTTTATTATTCCCACTTTTAAACGAGACGCGGTTGCTTCCGGTGGTGATGACGAAGGGTACCAAGGTGCAACCGTGCTCGAGGCGCAGACGGGTGCATACTACGGACCAATTACGGCTCTGGACTTTGCGTCTCTGTACCCGTCCATCATGTGCGCACACAACCTGTGTTACTCGACCCTCGTTATGGACCCCAAGTACGATAACCTACCCGGCGTCGAGTACGAGGAGTACGTCTTCAAAAATCCTGATGGTAGTGTAAAACAAGTTTATAGGTTCGCCCAGAATGTGCCGAGCCTATTGCCTGTTATTTTGACAGACCTCAAAGCCTTTCGCAAAAAGGCGAAGAAGTTGATGGCGCAACACGAAGGAACACCCATGGAGGCCATCTATAACGGCCAACAGCTCGCGTACAAGATTAGTATGAATTCCATTTATGGGTTTACGGGCGCCTCGAAAGGTATGTTGCCCCTTGTGGCTATTGCATCAACAGTCACCATGCGTGGTCGCCAAATGATTGAGGAGACGAAGAATTATGTCGAGGCGAACTTTCCGGGTGCGAAAGTGAGGTACGGTGACTCGGTGATGCCCGGAACACCAGTGCTCGTCCGCGGACCGTACGGTATTCGAATAAGGACCATAGAGTCGCTGGCCGAACACTGGACTGATTATCCAGGTTTCCTCAAAGAGGGAACAGACAAAGAACAGAGTGAACTCAAAGGTCTTGAGGTCTGGACGCATCGTCAATGGCAACCCATCAAGCGCGTCATTCGGCACAAGTGCCAAAAGAAGATTTATCGCGTCTTGACTCATACGGGACTTGTGGATGTCACTGAAGATCATTCTCTTTTGGACACGGACTTGAATCTTCTCAAACCCAATGACGTCCAAGTTGGGCAAAAGCTATATCACTCTTTTCCAGAGAGTCTATGGTTCGATGAAGTGTGTTCAAATGAGGAGGCGTTCATTCTGGGTATGTTTGTAGGTGACGGGTCGTGTGGCTCGTACGACTGCCCGTCGGGACACAAGTCGACGTGGGCCATAAATAACAAGGATCTTGTACTTCTTGAAAAATGTAAAGTGTACTGCAAAAAAATCCACCCTGAATATGATTTTGTAATCATGGATACTCTCGAGAGTTCAGGCGTGTACAAGCTCTCACCACGTGATGGGTCGGTCATCGAACTCGTGAACATGTACCGAGCACAGTGCTATGACGGCCAAGCAAAGAAGGTGCCAATCAAAGCGTTTGGTCGGAACGCCCAGGCATTTCTAGACGGTCTATGGGCATCTGACGGGTGCCGAAAGGACGCCGAGACCATAGGATGCCATCGCATCGATACGAAGAACCAAGTGACGGCTCAGTGGTACTATCTGTTTCTGAGACACATGGGGTGCTTCAACGTATCTCTCAACACGCGTTCTGATAAGCCGAACGTGTTTCGTCTGACATGGACAAAGGGTCCACAAAGAAGAGATCCGGAAGCTATCAAAAAGATTGAGGTTCTTCACGAATCGTGGGACGGGTACGTCTATGACCTTGAGACGGAGGCGGGAACGTTCCAAGCTGGTATTGGTCGAATGATCGTCAAAAACACCGATTCTGTGATGGTCGAGTTTGATGTTCAGGGTCGGAAAGGCCAAGACGCGATAGACTATTCGTGGGCCCAAGGTGAGCTCGCGGCCGAGCAGTGTACGAAACTCTTCAAGGCGCCAAACGATCTCGAACTTGAGAAGGTTTATTCAGGATACTTTCTGTATTCAAAAAAGAGATATGCAGGTCGTCTATACGAAAAAAAAGGAGATGCAGTGGTGTTCAAAAAGATTGACATCAAGGGACTCCAGGTGGTCCGGCGCGACTCGTGTCCGTACGTGCGTGATACGCTGAAGAGTCTTCTCGATTTGATGCTCAACTCGAGCGATCCGACACCCGTCATCGCGTTTGCACGTGAGGCGGCTCGAAAACTTATGGCGGGTGATGTTTCCACGGAAAAGCTCTTGATGAGTAAGCAGCTCGCGTCTGAATACAAGGTGCCTCAGCCACACGTCACGGTCAGGAACAAGATGCGTGAACGCATGCCAGGGTCCGAGCCTCAACAGGGTGATCGCGTCGCCTTTGTGATCGTCAGGGGTGAAGGCAAGATGTTTGAAAAGGCCGAGGACCCCGTATGGGCCCGCGAACATACAGTGCCGCTCGATTACCAGTACTATTTCACGAACCAGTTCAAAAAGCCCGTCCAGGACCTTCTGGAACCTCTGGTCAGTGCTGACCTCATTTTTGACAAGAAATTCATGGTCAAGACGGCAAGCACGTCAGAAGTGGAGGCGCGAAAAGCGTTCTTGGCTCGGTTTTCAAAACCCTTAAAAGCTCCGAACGTATAGTAGGTATGGAGCGATGTGAACATCGCGATTCAGAAACACAGGCGTATCAACAACAGATTCTTCAAAGCATAGAAGACGAAGTGGCGCGTCGAGTCAATCTCAGATCCAGGGCTGTTCTTGAAGAGGTTTCTCGGCTCTACGAGATTCCCATCGAGAGGCTCATCAAAGATACGGTACGGGTCGAAGGGAATTTCTGTAAAGGAATAAACAAGGCGAAACAGAGGTGCTTGAAAAAGCCACAAGAGAATGGATATTGTGGCTTTCACCAGAAACAGTGTCCACACTACAAACCACCCGAAAAGAAGGAAGAGGAAGAAGTGGCGGCGCCTTGGGACTGAGGAACACAGAGTTGACTTAGAGAATTCAGACCTAAAATTGAGTAATGGGAAGCAAAAGTGATCTTCTTTTGTTAAGTCTGACCAAGTTTTTCAATGTTCTCGAGAATAGTAAACAGCTCCATGACATTTTAGGCCAAGGAAAAGGCCCGTCTCTACGTAAACTCGAATGGTTCGTAACCAACTATTCCAAAGCGAACCATGTGTCTTTCACGGCGCCAAACGGCAAGGTTTTTACGGTTCACGTGGCATACAAGTCCAGTCTGGACGGGTACAGTAAAAAGCTTTTTGATCCATTCTGTCGGACAGAGCGCATCGATTTTCAGGGTCTGACCACAACGTGCGCCCAACTGAACTTTCTGAGGTGGGCGATTTCGAACGGAATTGTAGAGGCTCTCCGAAATCTTACAGAAACGGAAGCGAAGCAAATCCACCCTGAAATTGTAAAAGACTGTATCCATAGTAAAATAGGTACAAATTGTATCCAGTAATGAGCTGGTTTGTATAGGCCGGGTTGAAGTTTAGCTGTATGTATGTCGTTTGTGAGTTTAGCTTTGCAAAATTTAAGTACCCACCCTGATTGTACTCTTTCGGAGTCAGACCGAAAGAATACACGTAGATGTTCTTTGACGGAATGGATAAGTAATGTTCCATAGGTTGTTTAAACGAGTAGTACAGGGATCCCTGAAACGTACTCAGAATGTCTATATTGTTCAAAGTAATTTTTGCGTTGTTAATCACGTCGACGAAATTTGATGTTCCCGAAGGAAATTTGAGTTGAATACCCGTCTGTATGTACTGGGTCGAATACCCATAGCTGTACCGAGACGCGTAGTACCGACCATCAGATACCGTTTCATAACTCTTGTTCCGAAAGAACCATGCAAGGAGTTGAACTGGAAAGTTCGCCGTTAACTGGAGAGTTGTGCTTGTGCTATTAAAAGAGAGGGCAGATTCCTTCTGGACTCGATTCACAATGTACTTGAGAGGTGTGTTTTGATAATACAATTTTTCTGCATTTTCTAGTAAAATTTCTTCAGTGATGAGATTTGGCCAAAGTGCCGTCCCGGTGGGATAGACGTCTGTATTATTCGTCGCAGGGGCGTTACACCACCACGTGTTGGGTCGAAACGTGAAACGCACGTACAGACGTTGGTTCCACATGGCGCACACAGGTAAATACGGCTTGCGAAGTCTCTCACGTCCTTTATTATTATGTGAATGCCGGCGACAAAAGAAAAATTCGAGTGGAATCGTGACGGTTCCACCGACTTGCGCATTCGAGACGTTCAGAGCCGTCTGGAGACCGTATTGTTCGTCCGCGTCGAGGAACGCCTGATCCCGAATAACGTACCAATCATCGTACAAAGTCTCGACGATAGTCTCATTCACGAGGAGATCAACTTGTTGTAAAAGGGCTCGTCCAACGTTTGGAGTATAACTATATGGATTGTTGAATTTATCGTATCCGAGAGCCGGAAGAGTCACAGAGAGGTACATGTTGGACATGAGATGACCCAATTCGGTCGGACGCAACTCAATCTGAACAACCGACCCCTGATAAAAAGGGTTTGGAGGTGGAAAAGGGTACACCTTTTGATACATGACAAAGTTCGAGTACCGCTTAAATTGAGGGTTCCATTGAGACTTGGTCATATCGTCGGTGACGAGGTACTTTTCTTGCGGCCCAATAGCCTGTAAAGCAAGGAGAGACCCGGAACTAAACCCTTTGTCTTTTTCTTCAATGTATTTACTTTCCGGAAAAAGTCGAGATCCAGGTTGAGGGTCTTGCCATTCCACATGAGTATTGAGTTGGCGCTGTTCCGGGTAGTCCCCTACGTGAACGTTCGAATTCAACTGGACTTGAACCTTTGGGATTCCACGTTCTGTCGATGGAGACACATATGATGTGAACTTCCCAGGGACGAATGTGGTTGTAAATAAAGGCTCTTGTATGAGAGAAGGTACGCCGTTCACATACACTGGAGCTGACGTGTTTTGAGGTAAACTCCCATCTACAGGAGAAAGTGTCGCATAATTAGATGTGTAATATGTTACGTTTAAAGGAACTTTTATGGTTGGAAGACCTGAAACGATCCAGCCTGTACTCGTCTGATTCGGAGGTGGCGACGTGAATGTAAAATCAACTACGTTTTGATTAACAGAATAGTATCCGTATATAGGCACCTGTATTCTCTTTGACGAGTACTGAAGCTGCTTCGGTGGATAAAGAGTCGCACCTACAGACTCTTGTGTACCCTCTATGTTTTGATCCGTGTCAGTCTGTAAAGTAAAAGACCATTTGTATCCTGGCCCTCGAGACATAGTCGCACTTGTAATTTGAATTTGCCCCATAATACCCAAGAATCCTTCACCTATCCATCCAGCACCCACAGGAATAGTTGGCGTGTCTGTCGTTGCGTAAAATGTTACTTGGGTCGGGTCGGTCACCTTGTAAAATCCACTCACGTCAATCGGCGAAAGAACGACGGGCGTTTGTTGCGGACCCCCTGTACTTGCGCTCGGGGTGGGCGGAGGAGGAGCTCCTATGTTTTTATTAAAGAAATTGAACACCGACGCTTGAACTTGTTTTTCAAGTGTAATTACATTTTGAAACGCCTTTTGCATTCCACTTCTACAACTCGCCCAGATTATTCTTCCACAATTGAACCACACTCGTCGCCTTGAGTGTGTCTCGGTCCGCCTTGCGTTTTGCGACCAAGTCTTGGAGACGCTTGACCTCTTCCGCCACGTACTGGTACGTTTTGATGTCCATGAGTTTCTCCCAAATTTCATCCTTAAATTGAGACTTGGCCAACTGAGTCTGGACTTGGGCCAAGGGAACGTTCAGAACCTTGAGGCTTCCGTTGATCACCCCCGTGATGAACCGAGCCTTTTCACTGAGCCACTCAATTTCAGAATCAAATTCCTTGAGGAGCCACGCCTTGCGTTTCTTGTACACCTGGATCCGAATATCCAGGTAATCGACCAGAATCTCCTCGGGACTATTGTACTTTTTCAGGGACCCGTTAGGTCCTCTCAGGTACATATTGCTCGTATGGATCGTCTTGGTCAGGCCTAGCTCTTTGACGGGGTCCTCGAACGCCGCCCCCCAGATCCGAAAGTCCGGTTGGGTCTCTGTGGAATGGTTCTCGTACTTTTGGATCGTCCCCTTTTCAACAAG